ATCATAAGCACAAACTAAGAAAGGACAGATCAATGGCTGATTCAAAACAAAGTTTTATTACAGAACTAAATGCTGAAGTAGGCAAAGATCTGTCCAAGTTTGCACTAATATTATCACAAGAATTACGTGCAACAACTCCAATCAGAACTGGCCAAGCCAGAGGTGGTTGGGTAAATACATACAATGGTGGTTATGGTAAAATAAAAACCATTCCATTAGCAAGTAACAAAGTCCCATACATTGGAGTATTGGACAGCAATAAAACAAGCCAACAAGCCCCCTTAGGCATTGTTGAGCCTGCACTACAGAAAGCAACAAGGAGAGTTTAGATGAGTGTATTAACAAAAGCAAGAGGCCATTTTAAAGATCAATTGGCTGGAGAATTAAACAGTATGGAAGTTCCTGAGTGGGAATCAACCATTTACTGGAAAAGTATTAGCACGTTTGTTCAAGAGCAAAAAGTAATTGAACTACATGGCAAAGGTGAATTGGTAGCAGCACTGGTTGAGACACTGATCCAAAAAGCATTAACAAAAGAAGGCAAACGTATGTTCAGCAATGCTGACAGAGATGTCCTAATGCGTGAAGTGGATCCCAATGTTATTATTAGAATTTGCACAGCCATTAACAGTGGTAAAGAACAGGTAGAACAAGACCTGGGAAACTAGAAAAGGATCTTGATACACTATTTCTATTCAGAGTGGCAGAGTCAATGGGTAAGAGTGTTGAATGGATCCTACATAATGTCAGCACACTAGAGTTGGCAGGGTGGGCTAAATATTATGGCTACCTCCACACGCAGAGTAAGCAAAGGAAATAGTAATGGCTGATTATAATATTAACATTAACGCCAAGGACAATGCCAGTGCCAATATTACCAAAATTGGTGGTGGACTTGGAGGCTTAACAGCCAGCGCAGGCAAAGTAAAGGCTGCCATTGGTTTGGCAGCTGGTGCATTTGCTGCAATTGGTGCAATAAATGTAATAACTGACAAAGTTGACCAAATGGATAACTTGGCCAAGGCTGCCAGAGCTGCAGGTAGTGCTGCTGGTGAGGATGCTTTCAAAGGCTTCCAAGTTATGAAGCAAGCACTAAATGAAGCAGGTGTTGATGCAGGCACAGCAGATAGAGCATTCCTAAACATATCACAACGCATGAAAGAAGGTGCAGAAGGTGGTAAAGCCTTTGGTGAAACCTTTGAAAAAATGAAGGGTGCTATTACTGACAGCAATGGTGAATTAAAAAGTTCACCAGAAATATTACAAAGTATGATCAACGCCCTTAATGAGGGTAAAATATCCACTGATGAGTTCCAGAAAGTTGTTGGTGGTAGAGCTGGTCCTATGATCAATGAAATGTTTGGTAAAATGAATGGCAGTGCTGAAGCATTGCAAGCAACACTGAATGATGTAGCAGAAAACTCAAACATTGTGCCATTAGAAGCTGCAGAAAATGCAGAAATATTCAATGATAATATTGGTAGATTGAAAGAAGGCATGGGTCAGTTATTGACTGATGCCATTGGACCATTGATGCCAGTGTTGGTAAAACTGAGTGAAGATCTATTGGCCAAAATGCCAGCCATTATTGACACTGTAAGTACAGCACTTAAAAATTTAGAACCATTGTTTAGTCTAATAGGCACAGTATTGACTGATCTTGTATTTCCAGTTTTACAAAAAGTATTTGAAGTATTGGGCACAATTGCAACAGCTATAGCACCATTGGTTGAGAGTGCAATACCAGGACTAAAAGGCGCATTTGACGCACTTGTGGAAATAGTTAAATCAATTGTAGGTTTCTTCCAGGGTGTGGCAGATAGTTTACAAGGCATATATGACAAAGCAATACAATTAAAAGATGGTGTAACAGGAACATTCAGTGGAATGGCTGACAGTGTTAAAAATACAACCAAAGATATGACTGGTAGTGTTACTGGTTGGTTTGGTGACATGTATCAAAAAGTTGTTGGTGGATCTATTGTTCCTGACATGGTAAATGGTATTATTGCAGAATTTATACGCATGAACAAAGGCATGTCAAAACAAACTAAACAAGCAACCAGTAAAACAATGACTGCATTTGAAAGTTTAGAAGAAAAAATACTCAGCAGTATGAAAAATGGTAAACTTGCAAGTGGAGACTTTGGTGGCTTCTTTAAAGACACAATGAAAGACTTGGTAATGGACTCACTGAATGGGGGCAACCAACTAAAATCAATATTCAGTGGTTTGTTTGGCAACAATGGTAGTGGTGGCTTTATAGGTAAAATATTCAGTGGCTTTAGTAACTTCCTGGGTGGTGGCTCAGGTGGTGGTGGACTATTCAGTGGCATAAGCAACCTATTTGGTGGTGGTGGAGGAGGTGGAGGCCTCTTCAGTGGTATTGGTAGTCTCTTCAGTGGTGGAGGAGGTGGAGGCCTCTTCAGTGGTATTGGCAGTTTATTTTCTGGTGGTGGACTATTTGGTGGAATAGGCAGTGCATTCAGCAGTTTAACAAGTGGTATTGGTAGTTTATTTGGTGGCTTCTTTGCAAATGGTGGTACACTGGGTGCAGGCAAGTTTGGTATTGCAGGTGAAGCAGGACCAGAACTTATTACTGGACCAGCCAGCATAACACCAATGAGTGATTTGGGAAATAGTGGTCCTGCTCCAGCAGTAAATATAACTATACAAGCAATAGACACACAAACAGGCACAGAGTTCCTGCTAAAGAATAAAAAGCAAATTGAGGGCATTATACAAAATGCCTACAACAGACGTGGTAAACAAGGAATCTACTAAACATGAAAAGAGTATTCACATATCCAAATAATGAAAGTGATCATTATATTGACCCAGAACTAGTGGGAGATGATACAGTAGGGTTTCAAAAACGTATCAAAGAACTAAAAGATGGCACTTATTTGGCTTGGCAAGGTGCAACACCCAGTGGCAGTGTAGATGATATTATGAGTGATTTAAGTAAGTTTAACAACGCACCTTGGTTGGAAAATGAAGGTGGCAACAATAGTATAAACGCTTTTTGGAAAACACCATTAACAGCAGGTAGCGTAGAACTTATTGAAAATAATATAACCAGTGCAACAGCAACAGATGGTGTAGATAGTTTGATTGAGTTCAGTGGTGACCATGGCTTATATGATCAACAAAAAATGACACTCAGTAATTTTAACAACAGCTGGAGTGGACTGAATGGTGACAGTTTATACGTTGACAAACAAGATTCAGATACAATTAAATTATGCACTGACAGTGATTTGACGCTTCCAATACAATTTTATGATTTAGAAAATTGTGATGTAGATGCTGCAACAGCAACAAACCCTGCAATATTTCAAAAACCAATAGCTGATCATGATTTAACAGGTGGCACACTTGTACGTGCAACTAATTTTGATGGATCCTTTGCACAGTTTAATGGTAATAATTTTTATGTAAGACAAGTAGGTCCCAATGGTTTCAAACTAAGTTATGATAATGTTGGCACTGATTTAATAGAGTTTCCTACAGCGCAAGATAATGTGTCTATTGCATCAGTAAATGTAGTGGAAGGCCCAAATCCTGATCAATCATTCCCTAATTCCTATGATCCTGTAGAAGGACATTTGCAATTGAAGTTAGAAAATACACAAATAGAAAATCCTGATGGAACACAAGTAACTTTTGATCCAAACAATTCTACAGTGTTTGGTATTCAGGGAGCAAATACTGGCATGAGCACTCAACTAAGTGTTTATACAGCCAGCAATAACGTATATTTACAAAATACTAACACAACAAATCTTTATGAATTAACAACTGATGAAGCTGGCAACAATAAACTAGGTATAAATGACATTGGTGGCATAAACATATGTGAGGCTATACCAGTTACCTTGCAATTGGTAAATGACAAATATAGTTTCATTTATACTATATCTAACCACCTTTCATCATTAAGTGATCTGGATGGTGAGTATCTACAGTATCACTCATATAGCACAAGCTCCCTTGCATCATTTAATAGTGTAGCTGCAAGTGGAACATATGGCAGATATGTTTTAGATTATACAGGTGCTAATGACCAATATCACATAAACTATAATACTGATGAATTTAACCCTGATAGTGGTAGAGTTACTCTTGATTATGACATCCTGAATGCTAAAAAAGTTAGATATTCACAACCAACAGATAAAGAATTCTTTTTTCATAATCTGTCAGATACTAATGGTAGTGTAATTACTGACAGCAGTTTTATCCTTGATGACTCAACAATAGCAGATGTTTCTGAAATTAATACAAAAATACATATCATGACTCCTGTAAGAGCATCAAGCCTCATAGACAATGTTCCAACAGGCTTCCAGTTCATAGACTCAAGAACAGCAACATATGATTATGATACAGTTATTGACGCAACACATAACAGCACCACTCCTGTAATTAGTAAAACATTATATCCAGGTGATTTTACAACTAGAGAAACACTAAGTGACACATTAACAAACAACGTTCCTTGGGAATTCAGCAACACCAATACATTAGGTTTCAATATTATTACAAAGAGTAATGATACCCAAAACCCAAGTGCTCAAGATCAGTGGGTAAGTTATATTCACAGTCAATATGACAATGGCCCTCAAAGTGTTGTGGGTAAAGTATTTGTAGCAAATTGTGGTGATGGTGCAGATTATAATAATTTCACTCACACATCACAAAGATATATGGTTATAACACGTGTATTTGAACTTGATGGTGATGATGCTGTTGGTTTTATGCTTTATAAAGCAAACGCAGATGGTAGTTTGACAACTGCTGCAAGATTGGGCACATCAGCACCTTATACAAATGAGACTTGGAGTGGAAGCACTAACCAAAGATTTAAAACATTTATGACCAACATGTATAACTTGGAAGATGATCAAACTGGTAGTAGCACTGTAACAATACAAAGAGATGATATTGAAAATATAGTAGTATCTGGAGGCCACAGTGGCACAAGATATGATTTGGGCACCAGCCATAGTTTAACATGGACAGCTGGACAAAAAGTTACTGTACGTGTGTATAGAACATCTGATGATCTGCTCATGAGAACAACAAAACATGCTACTAGATTGGCAGATGATGATCCATACGTTACTGGCAGTTTTGATCCAAGTGTAACACATCCTAGATACATGTGGCTGTATAACTTAGAGTTTGCTCCTGAAACATATCAGACAACACCATCACTCACTGGCTTTGGTAACAATGCTCAGGGTAGCACCCAGGGTTTTGCTGATTATACTCAGGGCACTTATTATTTTACAATTGAATTACACAATGACTTCTTTTGGCAAAGAGATGACGCTATATATTGGTATAGCCCACCAGCTGATAATAAATTATTTGTAAGTGATGGTATAAACCAAGCACTAACCAGTAATAAAATTTATGGCATACCATATGGCACAGCTAATACAGATGTTACAACAGCTGATATAACAGCACCAAATTGGACAGATGCAACACAGGGAACACTTATAGAAGTTTACACGCCACCAACAGCAAATATTATACCACTTACAGATCTTTCTAATGCTACAACAGGCACACTTACAATTGCAACTGATCAAACAAATAGATATAGACTTGATTCTACTAGAATGTATATGCCAGGAAACTTGACATACATGCAACGCACAGGTGCCAGCACATATGTAAACAACGCACAAACAAGTGATGCAAGATATCAGATAGCAGGCCAAGATCCTGTAAGCACTGATTATGGACATTGGCCAGATACTACTGTTAGCACAAATGGTAGTGGCTATGTAACAGGCATCAGCTTTGACACTGAATTTCCTGGTGCATTTCCCAGTGAAAATGACATATTAATGGAAATAGAACAAGTTCCAGACACATACACACCACCAGCACAAAGTGTTGCAAGTCAACAAGACAATTGGGACTTGGATGATGCTTGGCTAACTACAGCATATGTGGGTGGCAGTGGCAAAAAAGAATGGCCTGATAATGTAACACCCAGCAGTGCAAGTATTACACTCAACTCACCAACTATTGTAAACAAAAGTCAGAATGGTATAAAGTATTCACGCAAGAGTGGCTTTACAAAATGGACACTGGAAGTTGAATATCCACCAATGACAAAAGAAGACTTTCAGGTCTTTCATGGTGTAGCACAAGCAGCACAAGGACAAGCAGTGCCCTTCTTGTTTAAATTAAACAACAAAGATGGTGTCAACATATTGTGGAAAGACTGGTTCAAGAACAATGATGGAACAATTCTTCCACTGTTTAAAGAAGACATGTCAGCAGTAACTACAACAGCATTGTTTGAAGGTTTTGCAAGTGATACAACTCAAGCATTTGCTAGAGGTGAAGTTATTGGTTTAGATGGTGCTAATGACAATGGTGATTTGCACACAGTTTTAACTGATGTTGACTCAAATGCATATGGTGAAGCAAAAATACGTCTTACATATCCTGTTAAAGGTGCCAACAGCAGGGGTGATCAAGCACGTAAAAGACCAAATAGTTGTGTAGTAACACTCAACAGTGATGATTTTACATACAGTGTGGATCACATGGGATATTATTTGGTAAGCGTAGCATTTGAATTGGACAACTACAAATGACAATGACACTAGAACAAATTGTAGCACAGGATGTAATTGAATATTATGACTGTGTTGCTGTAAATATAGATAGCACACACAACTATTATTACACACAAGCACCTAATGACTTAACACTGAGTGATGGCAACACATACATTGCTGCAGGTGGTTTGTTAAAAATGAGTGAGTTTGTTGACAATGCAAACTTTAGTATTGAAAAACTAAATGTAGGTTTGGCAGGTATTGTAGATATGCAAGGCAGTGACAGTGCCTTGATTACAATACAAAGCCTACAATATATAGACAAACCTCTTACAATATACAGAGCCTTTATTGTAGATCACGCAGTAGAACAACAGGTTGTGTTATACAAAGGTTATATTGAAAACATCACAGCAACCTTTGCTGCAGAAGGTGATAGCACACAGGTAGAAATACAAACCAGCAGCCACTGGACAGATTTTGACAGAGTCAGCAGTAGATTCACAAACACCAAAAGCCAGCAAGAACTATATCCTAGTGATACTGGTTTTGATTATGCTGTTGATGTGCAAAAAGAGGTTGTTTGGCGTGAAGCAGTGTAATCTACTAAAACTTGGCTTGTGGCTGGGTGTAAAACAAAACCAACCCTGGGTGCGTGGTATAAATGATTGTTGCACCTTATTCCTGGAATATCATGATCATATGACTGGTGAGAACCAGCTGGATACCTTCAAGGGTAAATACAATGACTTAAAGAGTGCAATTAGATGGGCAAGGAAGTTTCCCAAGGTGCATGAATGGTTTCCAGCACATGGTTATGTGCAGGTAAAAGTGCCATTAGATGGGGATATAGTTATGGTTCACAACCACAGATACTTTCCTAGTAGTTATATTGTATGCAATGGTTTTGCATGGGGTATAATGGATGAGGCAACTAGGATGACCAGACATGAGCTTGAAGCTCCTACAGTAGAATACAGTATTTGGAGATATAAACATGGGTCTTGATCCAATAACAAAATTTATTATTAAAATTGCTATATCTGCATTCAGCTATATGCAACAGCGTAAAGCACAAAAGAAAGCTGAAAGACAAGCACGTGCAGCACGTTCTAATGTTCTAGTAAACAAACAATCAAACAATGATCCAATATATCCACTGTATGGCAGACAGCGTATGGGTGGCACACGTGTGTTTATTGAAGCAAGTGATGGTGCAGGTAATATTCAGCAAGTAACAGTGCCAGATCCAGCAGAACCAGATAAAACAGAAGTAACAAACACAACACACCTAAACATGGTGTTGGCTATGTGTGAAGGTGAAGTAGGCACCATTGAAGAACTTTGGTTTAATGATACAAAAGTTTGGGAAACAGCTGATGGTGGAACACTAACAGCAAATAGTGATGGTGGTTATGACTTGGGTGGCTTTAAGAGTGGCACAAAGTTCAGCAACACCAGTTATTTGATGACTTGGTATCCAGGAACAACAACACAAACTGTAGACAGCAGAATGCAAACAAGTGTTGGCAGTAGTGTTTGGCCTTCAACAGCAAGATTGCAGGGCATAAGTTATCTGGCAATGGTATTAAACGCAAGTGCTGATTGGGGAGGCAACTTACCAACATTTACAGCAGTGTTGACTGGTAAACGTATACTGGATGTAAGCACACTGGTGACTGGAGATACTGATAGTAGCCTAAACAGTGGTAATTACACAACTGGCGCAGACCAAAACCCAGCAGATGTA